ATGTTAGTCACGAGCATCGGGTTTATCCCTCAAGCTATCAGCGTGTCCGGGCCGTGGACTGGGGATATGTCAAGCCAGGTGTCTGTCTCTGGCTGGTTAAACTCCCTGACAGTGGTCGCTGGTACCTCGAACATGAGTACGTCTTTACCCGCACACTTGCTGCCGACGTGGCAAAGGAAATCGTCCGACGCACCAAGAGCATGAACCTGAAGGCGCAGTACACCGTCGCGGATACGTCCATGTGGACGCCTGACGGCACCGTTGGCGAGTCGATGGCCGAGACGTTCCAGCGCAACGGCGTCCCGCTCATCAAGGCCGACAAGCGCCGGCTTGGGACGGCGGATAGACCCCTTGGCTGGCAGCGGTTGCGCCACTGGCTGAAGGATGCGCCTGACGGGATTCCGTGGCTCACTGTGTCACCAGAGTGTCCGTACACGGCGCGCACGATCCCGGCGCTCATTTCGGATCGGACCAAGCCCGAGGACGTGGACAGTGACGGGGAAGACCATGCCGCTGATGCCTTGCGCTACTTCGTGATGTCGCGTCCGCCGATTGGCGAGCACGCCGTCGTGGAGAAGGCGAAGCCGTGGTCGCTCAAGTGGCTCTCGCAGCAGCAGAGTCAGCCGGTCGGGATTCTCGCGCGGAGGGCTGGCTAGTGGCATTCCTGAAAGACGGCAGGTTCTGGAAGCAGCAGATCGACCTCGCGCTGGCCGTCCGTCAGCAGCATGAGCGCTGGTGGGACGAGAACATCCGCGCCTACGCGCCGTCTGCCAAAGGTGAACCGCTCGCCTACAGCTCCAACATACACACCAATCGTACCTTCACGATGGTGGAGCGGAAGAAAGCGGACCTGTTCTACCGCCGGCCCGACGTCATTCTCGATCCGTCACCGATTGCCGATGGGCCGATTCCGGGGTTGCAAACCCCTCCGACGCAGATGGGCCAGCAGCCCGGCACGGTCCCGATGTCCGCTGCGCTCCAGGCGCACGAAGACATCGTGAACGAAAAGCTGGGCGAAGACGGGATTGACGCCTCCGACCTGATGGATCGGGTGATGTTCGACATCATCACGACCCAGGGCGTGGGATTTACGGAGATGGGCTACGAGTCGGTCACCGTTCCGACGCTGGTCACGCAGCCTGACCCGATGACCGGCCAAGATGCGCCAGTGATTGATCCGACGACCGGCCAGCCGCAGATGTCGGACGTGCCGATTTACGAGAACTGCTTCTGGGAGCACTTCTCCGGCAAGCAGGCGCTGATTCCGCACAACTTCCGCTCGACCAACTGGGACAAAGCCCCGTGGCTCGGGCGCCGGATCGAACTGCCGCTGACCGATGGCAACCGCAAGAAATACAAGCTGCCGCCGGATTTCACCGGCAGCACGAACTCCGACACGAAGCAGCACTACGACCACGGCGCGGACCAGACGACCGGGCAGGATGTCTTTACAGGCACGGTGATCTGGTATCGCTCGGCGCTCTATCGGGATGACATCATTCATCCTGAGCACTTCACGCTCTTGGTACTGGTGGATGGGATCGATGAGCCGGTGATTCAGGTTGACAGCCCGCACCAGGGCTTCGCCCCAGATGGCAGCCTGACCGCCGATTCATTGCTGGGGAACCCCATACACCCGTTCTCCGTGCGCACGATCACCGATTCGGCCTACGTCCCGTCAGACGCCACGATGATCCGCCCGCTCGAGAACGAGCTGGACGTGTTTCGTGAGCAGATGGTGAAGTTCCGTGACGCGAGCACGCTCCGGTTCATCGCCAACGCCGACACGCTGCCTAAGGATCTGCTCGCAAAGATCATGCGGACGGACGTGGGCGGGATCGTCTCGGTGCCGGGTGAGGCGTTTGTGGGCGATGGGGCGATTCGGCCGCTCGAGCACGGCTCGCTCCCGCGGGAATCGTTTGTCAGCAACGACTACATCGACAACGACATCGCGCGCACGCTCTCGATTGACGCCCAGCAGGTCGGCGCGCAGGGTGAGTCCAGAACCGCGACCGCAGACCAGATCCAGCAGCAGAACGCGAATGCGCGGCTCGACAAGGAACGCGCGCAGCTCCTGAAGCGCTACTGCAAGGGCGTGACGAAGTTCGCCACGCTGATTGCGCGGTATACGTCGCTGAAGGAAGCCGCGGCGATCATCGGACCCCAGCGGGCGCAGTACTGGGACGCCTTCCGCAAGCAGATTCCATGCTCGCTCGCGTTTACCGCGATGCCGGATTCCGCGTTGCGGATCGACGCGGCGGTCGATCGCAAGCAGGCGACGGACCTGTATTCGTTTTTGGCGAACGATCCGTTGATCCAGAACGGCCGGCAGAAGCTGCTCGAGAAGCTGTTGCGGAAGCACCACATCGATCCGACCGGGATTGTGTCACCGCCCAATCCGCCGAAGCCGGAGCCTCCGAAGCTGGCGCTCTCGTTCAAGGGTGAGGATCTGGTCGGGCCGCAGGCGCCGATCGTGCTCGAAATCCTTCAGCAGCAGGGGATTCAGATTAGCCCAGCCGCAGTGCAGCAGTCGCAAGGGATGCTGCTCCAGGCCGAACAGATGGCCGCGGCACAGGCGCAGGAACAGGCGAACAAGCCCGGCGGCGACACGAAGCATGGCGGGAAGCTCGCGCAGCAGGAGTCGCTGAGCAAACACCACGCGGACAATACGGGCGCGATGCAGGGGATTGGCGGAGCACCGGCTGCGATGGGTAAGCCGGGAGGGATGTTGCAGTAATGCCCTTTCAATCGAAAGCGCAGATGCGTGCGGCGTTCGGTGGCTACCTCGGCTCAGAGATGAAATCGAAGGCTGATGAGTGGGCGCATGAAACGCCCGACATCAAGCATCTGCCGGCACACAAGAAAAAGTCCCCGCACAAAGATGCGGTGCTGAAGCACCTGGAGTCCAAGTAAATGTCCAATCTGCCAGCGGGTGATTCCACGACGCAATGGACGATCTGGCTCAAGGCCAATGCGGCGGGTGGGGAAGTGATGAAGCTGATGCGCGCCGCGCTGAAAACGGCGCTGACCTCGACGCGCGAGGACTCGAGCACGCTCTGGCGGCTGTTTCACAAGCGATGACGTGTGACAAGTGCGGATCGACGTTACGGCTGGGCGAATGGCCGTTCTGCCCCCACGGGTTCCCGGTCAAGGGCATCAGCGTGATCGATGACCAGATCGAAGGTGGTCCGCGCTTCTTTGAGACGCTCGGCCATGATCCGGTCTGGATCGAGAGCAAGAGCCAGTTGAAGCGCGAAGCCGACGCGCGGGGACTTGAGAACTGCGGCGACAAGCACGACGCGGGGTATTACAAGCGCCTATTTCGCCGGCACGACGAAGAACTCCGCGACATCGGGACGAACCGAGAGTATTGAATGTGTGACTGTGAAAGTCCGGTACCCTATAGACGACCCAGCGGACTGATTGTGTGTCAATGGTGCGGCGGGCGCGTGGAACCGAAAGTCACAACGACGAAACGAGAGCGACCATAGACCGATAGGTTTGACTGCGAAGACTTGGCGCGGCTGATCCCCGCGCGACAGTGCCCCAGCTCAGGGCGTCCGCAGACAAGAGCAGGCAACGGAGAGCGCGTAGCCATTTCGGTGAAAAGCCGAGATGACACGCGCTTTTTTGTTGCCTGCGATTTTTCGCGGGGCGGCGCGGTACCCGCCCAAGGATGGACATGGAATCGGAATCGGTATCAGGCGGTAACACCCCAAGCGCTCCAGCGACCTTCGCGGAAGCGTTTGCGGCCGATGCCTCGCCAGCGTCGGGAACCTCTGAGCAATCTCCTTCGACGCCAGCGGCGGCGGAACAGCCGCAGGTTGCGACAGACGGAACCACTCCAGCCGCGGACGACCCGCGCAGTCCGTTCATTCCGCGTTCACGCTTCGATGAAGTGAACACGAAATACAACGAACTGAAGTCCTGGCGTGAGCAGCACGGATGGGCCGAGACAGTCAATCGGGAAGCGGTCGAACAGGCGCAGCGGATCGCGCAGCAGTTTTCGCAGGACAAGCCGGCGTTTCTCCGGCAAGTGCTCGCGGAATCGCTCGCAGATCCCACGCTCGCGCCCCTGGTGCGATCGGAGCTCGGGCGCTTTCTCGGACAGCGGTCACAGCAGCAGCCGGGATCACTCCCCGTGTTTCAGCTCGAGAACGGCCAAACGGTCGATCTCAACGCGCTGAAACAGGAGTGGACCGACGAGGTGCGCCGGGAGTTTGAACCCATCAAACAAACGGTGCAACAGCAGCAGGAAGCCGCACGACAGGCAGAAACCTTGCGACAGGCCGACAGTTACGGACGCGAGACGTTTGCCGACATTCAGACATGGCCCGGTATGGACATACCGGACAACCGCGCCAAGCTCGCCGAAGCGCTCAAAGCCATGCCGCTGAAGTCGGACGATCCCCGCGACGTGACGATCGCGCTGCACAAGGCGTATCGCCAAACCATCTTGCCGTCACTCACGCAGAACGCGCAGGCCCGTGTACTGGACAACCTGCAACACAAAGCTGCGGCATCCATTTCGCCCAATCCGGGCAGTGCGGTGCCGTCATCACCGAAGGCGATCACGTCGTTTCACGACAAGGGCCTTCAGTGGTGAGGAGAACTGCGTAAATGGCTAACGTCAACGTCGGCCAGCGCGTTGCGGCAAACTGGGAGCTCGTCGTCAAGACGAAGCCGGAAGATCAGATTCACTCTGACT